CAGACAGCATTAAATATAAGTTTTATAGCCCTGAGGAAAAATAACTCTTGACTTTTTTCCTCTCACATAATATAGTTAGACAATGAGAAAATGGTCTCACGAAGAGGAAGCTTTTTAGCCCTAGAGACCCAATGAGCAAAGGTTACTAAATATGTTAGAACTAACTAATACAGGGCTTTTAAATTCAGGAAATACAGAGACTTTCAAATGGCCGAACTTAAAAGGTACTTCGTAAAGTACATTCGGGATGCGTCCAAAGCTAGGTATCCCAAAGGCTCCGAGTGTCGTATTTGCGGAACTGATGAAGCCCTGGAGTTTCATCACTATAGCACTATTAGTGTACTAGCAAATACGTGGGTGCGAGCCCGAAAGCTATCTATAGATACGGCGGAAGACGCTGTGCAATATAGAGACGAGTTTATTGCCGAACATCAGTATGAACTCTATGAGGACGCTGTGACTCTTTGCAAGGAGCACCATGCAGGCCTACATAGAATTTATGGGAAAAATCCAAGACTTGGTACGGCTGCAAAGCAAGCCCGCTGGGTAGAGAAACAAAGAATCAATAATGGCCTGGTGGACTAGGAAAAAAGAAGAAAAGCTAAATCCTTCTCAAGAGGATATAGCCACTATATACGGTCTGGGCGAAATTGGCTCTCGTGAAATTCCGGCCAACTATACGGCTTATTATGAGTATCTAGAAGTAGTCAATCGCGGCGTAAATATGATCGTAGATGACGTATCGGAGATACCAATAACTGTAGGAGAGCCACTTAAAGGCGTGACGCCCGTAATTAAGGGCATTAGAAGAGTTTCTCTAGATAGACTACTTAATAAGGAGCCCAATCCTTTTCAGGACGTATCCTCCTTTAAGCGTAATATGGTCATAGACTATATTATAGATGGGAACATCTTTCTTTATTATGACGGGGCTTTTCTTTATCACCTTCCCGCTAATTTTGTTACTATTACTCCCTCTCCTAAGACGTTCGTAGAAAACTATAAGTTTCAAAGTACTGATATTTACAGTCCTAACGAGATTATTCATATCAAAGAGAATAGCTTTGATAGTATTTATAGAGGGACCTCTCGCCTAAGACCAGCTCGTAGAGCTATGCAGCTTTTAGGCCGAATGAGAGATTTTCAGGATAATTTTTTCACTAATGGGGCAGTTCCTGGGCTTGTTATTCGCTCTCCGAATACTCTTAGTGAGAAGGTAAAAGAGCGCATGATTCAGTCATGGGTTACTCGTTATAGACCAGATGCCGGCGGCCGAAGGCCGCTAATCCTAGACGGGGGCCTCGAAGTAGATGCTCTAACAGAGATAGACTTCAAAAAGATGGGCTTCGAAGAGTCGGCCTCCGAAACAGAGCGAACGATTCTCAAAGTACTCGGTATTCCGCCCATTCTACTAGACGGCGGAAACAATGCCAACATCAGGCCAAATCACCGCATCTATTATCTAGAAACAATTATTCCCATAATCAAGAAAATCAATACGGCCATAGAAAGATTCTTTGGCTATGAAATCACAGAAGATATAACTAATATTCCGGCCCTACAACCAGAACTAAGTGACCAAGGCAGTTATCTCCAGTCTTTAGTTAACTCTGGTATTATTACACCAAACGAGGCCAGAGAGACCATTGGCCTAGAGAAACTAGATGGTCATGATGATCTAAGAATACCAGTAAACATTGCTGGTTCGGCAGTCAACCCTTCTCAGGGTGGAAAGCCAAAAGAAGGAAACAAAGATGACTAGAAAAACAAAGGCTGTTGATCAACTTTCTGAGTATTTTGCTACTATAGGGGAAGTTCCTACTCGTAATGAATACATGCTAAGAAATGATGGCCCACTCTCTTTTCCAGCGATTCGCAGATCATGCGGGTCGTGGGTACGTATGATCGCCATATGTGACCGTACCTACCCCGATAGAATGGCCATTGCTAGAGGCTCCGAGGCTAAAGCAGCCCCACCAGCCCCAGAAATGCCCCCAAAGCCTGTAGATGTTCCTAAGAAGACAGAAGCCCAAGTGACTACTGCCTCCGAAGCTCTACAGAAGTTAAAGGAAGCCAATGAATAAGATGTTCCATATTGATTCGGTAATCAAAGGCTTCGAAGAGGATGATGAAGATCTGATTATTCGAGGAATGGCTAGTACTACCGATAAAGATAGAATGGGAGACATTATAGAATCAAGTGCTTGGAAGAAAGGTCTAGCAAACTTTCGCAAGAACCCAATTATTCTATATAACCACAACCATAACCGACCAATTGGTAAAGCCAAAGCCGTATCTATGACAGAACACGGGCTGGAGATTGAAGCTAAGATCTCTAAATCTGCCCCAGACGTTATAGCTCTTATTAAGGAAAAAATCTTACAGGCTTTTTCTGTAGGCTTTATGGTAAAAGACGCCGAGTATGACCGAGAATCGGACACGTTTTTAATTAAGCAGGCTGAGCTTTTAGAAGTCTCAGTCGTTTCAGTACCTGCCAATCAAGCAGCTACATTTTCAATTAAAAAAGAATTTAACACAGAAGAAGACTACCAAAAGTATGTCAAATCTTTTAGCGTTGACCTAGCATCCGGCCACCTGGCTGAGGATTCAGACGATGATACAGCTAGTAACACGCCGGAGGGCTCTATAGAAGAGCCACAAATGGAGAAACTAATGACACCCGAAGAAATTCAGGAAATGATGAAAGAAATGGCTCGTGAGCTTTCAAAAGCTAATGCTTTAGAAAGAGCCCAAGAAAAAGCAGCCGCTGAAGCAGCTAAAAAAGCAGCTGAAGAAGCTGCAGCAACTGAAGCAGCAAAAGACGCTCATATTGCAGCTGTTGTTAAGTCAGGCGCAGAAGAACTTGTAAAAGATTTAACTGCCCGTCTAGCAGAAAAAGAAGCTAAATTTGAAGAAATTATTGGCGAATTCAAAGGCGAACTAGAGCAGAAGTCTGAAGAAATTCAGAAAATGCGTGAAAGCCGTTACAACTTTACTGATCGTAAATCTACCAATGTAAATTGGGAAGAAGAGCTTTCAGACGAAGCTGTTGATGCACACATTCTGGGTGAAATGACCCGTAAAGGTCTTAATACTTCACTTGGTAAGCGTTGGGTTGAAAAAGCAACTAATGCAAACACTGGTGTTTCAGCACCTACAGCAACCGAAGAAAACTTCGAGACTACCGTATCAACACGAGTAGAGCGTGATATCGAACTAGAACTTGTTCTAGCTCCTCTTTTCCGTACTATTCAAATGAACGCAGCTAGCATGGTTATTCCTACAATGCCAGATGCTGGATACGCTGAGTTCTTGGCGACTGGTAGTACTGCAGGTACAGGCGCTAGTACCGCTTTCAAAGGTAACTTAGAAGCTCGTGATGCAGCCTCTCCAGGCGCTAATAGCGGTATTGCAATGGGTAACAAAGTGCTGACCGTTGAGAAGCTAGTTTCCAAGTCTTACATCGCTGATGAGACAGAAGAAGATGCGATTCTTCCGATTCTTCCTTTCATTCGTGAAAGCATCGTTCGTGCTCACGCACGTGCAGTTGAGCACTCAATTCTGTTGGGTGGGTCTGCTAATGACCTGATCTCTTCTGGCTATAATGGTCTTTTCAAGATCGCTGTAGATGATGGTGTTAACCTTGACCTTGGGTCTCCTGTAGGAACAGCTACAGCAGCTAGCTTGCTAAACCTTCGTCAAGCGATGGGTAAATATGGTCGTCGTCCTGGTGATGTAGTATATGTGGTATCTCTTGATGCTTACTACGATCTGCTAGATGACGCAGAATTCCAAAACATCAACGAAGTTGGTAGTGAGCGTGCTACTAAGGTTCGTGGTGAAATTGGTCAAATTTACGGATCTGCTGTAATCATCTGTGACGAGTTCCCAGCTAAAGTAAATGGTAACCCTTATGCGATTGCTGTTAATGCTCGTAACTTCGTAATGCCTATTCTAAGAGGTGCACGAGTTGAGCAAGATCGTGACGTTGAAAACCAACGTAGAGTTCTTGTCGCTACTCAACGTAGAGGCTTCGACCAGCTTTTCGCTACTGCTGGACAAGTTGTAGCTCATACTTGGTAGAAAATAAAACTATGGTGGGTCGAAAGGCCCACCAGGTTTTTACAAGGTGATTCAAATGGGATTAGATTTAATTACATTAGACGAATATAAGCTGATAGAAGGTATCGGCTCGTCTCAGTATGACGATAAATTTGATGCTATTATTACGTCAGTTAGTCAGCTTGTAAAAACTTATTGCGGAAACGACTTTGTAGACTATAGTGGCTCTCCAGGATATACTGAATATTTCGATATTCAGTGGGATACTCATGTTATTCAGCTAGAGAAGAGTCCAATTATTGCTATTAACTCAGTTTCAGAAAGAACAAGTCAATCTACTGCCTATGTGCAGATATATTCGGGAGGAGCAGGGTCTCCGGCTGAGTATAGCTGGTACTTCGATAATATAACAGATTCTATTTTTAGAACTACGGAATCTGGGGCTTATAAATGCTGGCCGCGTGGAGTAGGGGCTGTAGTGGTTAATTATACCTCAGGGTATGCTACTCTGCCAGAAGATTTGAAGCTAGCTGTTATAGATCTAGTTACTTATTACCATAAAGATCAGTATAAAGAACGCCAATCTATCGGCTCTAGCAGCAGAGAAGGGGCTCCAACAGGTTTTTCAGGAAGTTTTCCTGACCACATTAAACGAGTTTTAGACCTATATAGAGGCTTATAG